AAAATATATATCTTAGGTAAAGTGTACCTTGACAAATCTAAAGTTATACTCTACACTTAATCCAATGACAATACAACTTGATGAATATACATTACCTGAGCATATATCTTACTCAGCATTTACTACCTTCATAGACTGTGGTTATCAGTACTATCTTGGTAGATTACTAGCCCTACCTGAAGCACCATCTGTGTGGTCAGTTGGCGGATCTGCATTCCACAAAGCAACCGAACTATGGGACTTGGATAACTTATGATTGATATTGTAACTGAAGATGGTGGCATCACCACTATGAAGTGGGAAACATACCACGATATAATGGTTGAACGATACCGAGATGGTAAGCACGAGACTAAGAACATTATCATAGGTGCTATCAGATCCTTGCTTGATACAACAACTGATGACACATTGATACCAGGATTAACTGCAGCACTACAGATTGCGAAGGATGTTTATGTCTATCACGACGCAAAATCTTTGGGATAAAGCGTGGGCTGAGGAATCAGAAGGTGTTGATCTTACATTCGCAAGAGTTGGTGGTCGATCATCTAAAGCATTTCCTAATCGTGAAGATGTAGATTTCTGGCAACAGACTGGACCTGAATGGGTTCAATCATATATCGATTGGCGACAAGCCAATACTAACTGGAAGATTTGGCACACTCCTGAGGGCGCACCCGCAGTGGAGTTAGGGCTGACTCCCGTCTTTGCTGATGTACCAGTGAAGATGGTTATTGACAGAGTGTTTAATGTGGATGGGGAGTTGGTCGTGGTTGACCTCAAGACTTCACAACAAACACCTGCCAGTACACTGCAACTTGGCTTCTACCGCCTAGGACTTAAACAAGTTCTAGGGGTAGATGTTAAGTATGGTGCATATTGGATGGCTCGTCAACAAGGCACATCACCTATGGTAGACCTTACCTCATATACAGAAGAGAAACTGGAATACTTAGTAAGTAATTTTGATAAGGCTCGTAAGGCTGCAATCTTTTTACCAAACACAAACAACTGCAATCGTTGTGGACTGACAGATCATTGTCAATTCACTTCGAAGAAATGAGATAAACAATGGCAAATGAAGACTGGAAACTACAAGTTTCCTACAAGACACCATCAGGTGATATGATAAACGTCCGTGCTAATACAGCGGATGAATTATCAGTACTGCTTGAGGGTATCGGTGACTACTCAATCCAGATCGCTGCGACACAGCAGAAGATTGCAGGTGCTTATGCACTAAACCCGTCATCGATGTCGAGTTCCACTACAGGCACAAAGCCCTCCAGTTACTCGCCTCCAACCCCAGTGCAGCCAGCGTCAGGTACAGCATCACCCGTATGCAAACACGGAGCCCGTATATGGCGAGAGGGAATCAGTAAAGCAAGCGGTAAACCTTATGCGTTCTGGTCTTGTCCAGCACCACAAGGTACACCTGATCAATGTAAGCCAGTAAACTAAAGTAAACTTATAATGATGAAGAGTCGTAGTCAATTATCTAATTGGTTGCGACTCTTCTTTGGAACTAGAAAGGAGCAGGGATGCGTACACTTGTCAGATCAGTTGGTCGTGCAAGTATTGGCGGAGAACCACTACCGTCTTGCTTTAAAGCATTTGAATCAAACAAGATCATCATCCGTCGTTCCGAAGTTTCAATGTTCGCAGCAGCACCAGGAGTAGGAAAGTCCACACTTGCTCTAGCCCTAGCACTTAAAATAAAAGTGCCAACATTGTATATCTCTGCAGATACCAATGCACATACAATGGCTATGCGTTTAGCGTCAATGATTTCGGGAAAGAACCAGACAGATGTAGAAGAAATGCTGCAGACTGATGTTGGTTGGACTAGGGCTACACTTACCAAGAGTAGTCATATAGTCTGGTCATTTGAGTCAGCACCAACACTTCAAGATATTGATGAAGAGGTGCAAGCATTTGAAGAACTATGGGGTTGTTCACCAACTCTTATTATTGTAGATAATTTAATGGATGTTGCTACCGATGGTGGCGAGGAGTTTGCCTCAATGAGAGCGATTATGAAGGAGTTGAAATATCTTGCTCGTGCTACGAATTCGGCTGTTGTCATTCTTCATCACACTAGTGAGGCTGTGCCTGGGTCACCGTGTCAGCCACGCTCTGCTATCCAAGGTAAGGTCGCCCAACTTCCAGCGCTTATATGTACGCTTGGTGTGGTCGGAACTTCTATGGGGGTCGCACCCGTTAAAAACAGGTACGGTAAAGCGGATGCTGGCGGAGGACTAATGACTTGGATTGCATTCAATCCTGAGTATATGTTCGTTGATGATATACCAGAGAATCACTAATGAGTTCATATGGTAAGCGCAAAGGCGCTGCATTCGAGACTGGTGTTGTTAAGTTTCTTAGGTCTGTAGGATTTACTGCCGAGAGATTAACAAAGGCAGGTGCCAAAGATGAAGGCGATGTTGTTGTATTTATTGATGGTAAGTCTGTGATACTAGAACTTAAAGCAACTAAGTCCATTGACTTACCACAGTACTGGCGTGAGGCTACTGTTGAAGCAGAGCATTATGCTAAGGCTAGAGGATTAAAAGAAGTACCAACTAGATATGTGATTGTTAAGCGCCGACAGGCAGGAATAGATAAGGCTTGGGTAATTGAAGACTTTGAGCAATGGACGAAGAGGAACGGACAATGACCTCCCTAGTATTAGAGAAATACTTATACACTATGGAGCGAACATACGACAAGGACACGGGCAAGTTAATATCAAATGCCCTTTCCACTCCGACACTCACCAGTCGGGGAGTGCTAATCTCGACAATAACATATTCATCTGTTTCGCCTGCGGAGTGCAGGGTAACAGTATACAAATAGTAGCCCAACAAGAAAGAGTAGATAACCGTGAAGCAAAAAGAATTGCAGAAGGAATTACTGGGGGAAGCCACCAGGAAGTACACAGCAAGCATTTATCAGGCAGAAGATTACCTCAGAAGCAGAGGTATAACAATGGAGGCAGCACGGCTGGCTCGATTAGGCGTAGTCGAGGAGCCTGAGGTTGGACACGAATCATTTGTTGGACGGTTATCAATACCGTATATCACGAAGACTGGTGTCGTTGATCTGCGCTTCCGCTCTCTTAACCCTGCTGTTGAACCGAAGTATATGGGTATGGTTGGTGCTACTACTAGGATGTACAACGTACTTGACATTGAGCGTGCTGGCGATTTCATTGGTATCTGTGAAGGAGAGATTGATACACTTACAGTATCTTCTCTCATTGGAATTCCCTGTGTTGGAGTTCCTGGGGCTAACTCGTGGAAGAAACACTACACACGATTGCTTGCAGACTTTGAGCGAATATTCGTATTTGCTGACGGAGACCAACCTGGCAAAGAGTTTGCCGCTAGTCTTACCAGGGAACTTCCAGTTACTACAATTCAATTACCAGATGGACACGATGTTAATTCGATGTACGTGCAAGAGGGTAGTTCATACTTCCTTCAGAAGGTGGGTCTAAATGACTAAGGAAATTCCTAAGTGTCCGGATTGTGGACAATGGTTTGATAATGTATTTGAAGCAACAGATCACCTGCTTGAAGATAATGAAGAGTTTAATCCAGCACTGATATTACCTAATGGTGCTAGATTAATGATAGGTTCTTTATTGCGTTGCTTGTATAAGTACGCTGATAAACCTGAACAGATTAAGGTTATCACTCAGTCAACATATATGACATTGTTTACTGCAGAAACACAACCTGAAGTTATTAAAGATATAGTTGAAGATATGATAATCGAATCACAGATGATGGAAATAGATAATGAAATCAAAGAACTACTTGAGGGAGGGAACTGAAGAATGGCAGATTATAACCCACTTGGCGGAGCAAGGCTTCCCCATTTCACAGGTACAATACGAGGGGGAACAGTTGAAGATCACTTTATTGATTCCTCTTTTGAGTTCGAAGTTGCAAAAACCTACCAAGAATTAGTAGATCTATTGATCTCTAAGCATAAAGATTATGGACCTAAAAATATTGCTGATGCACCTGGTGGTGCGATTAATGGATTGCGTGTGCGAATGCACGATAAGTTGGCTAGGATTAATAACCTAGTTGATAGCGGTAAAGATCCTGAGCACGAGTCTCTTGAAGATTCGTTCAAGGATATGGCTAACTACGCAGTCATTGGACTGCTAGTACTGAGAGGCAAGTGGGATAAATGAAAGTTATAGTCTGCGTATCTGATCTTCAGGTACCGTACCACGATAGGAAGGCAGTATCCGTACTGTCTCGTTTTATAAAACAATATAAACCTGATGAGGTGGTATCTGTCGGGGACGAAATGGATATGCAGACTATATCAAAGTGGTCTAAGGGAACTGACTTAGAACACGAGAAGTCTATTGCTAAAGATAGAGATGAAACTTATCGTGTACTTGAATCATTAAAGATCAAGCATATGATTAGAAGTAATCACACAGATAGATTATATAATACCATTAAGATGAGGGCGCCAGGATTGGCTGGCTTGCCTGAGTTAGAGTTAAAGAACTTCTTAAAACTTGATAATCTCGGTATTAAGTATCACGAGAAGCCTTATGAACTCGCACCTAATTGGTTATTATTACACGGCGATGAGGGTAATGTGCAACCTACTGCTGGTGCTACCGCACTTGGACTAGCCAAGCGTGCTGGTATGTCTGTAGTCTGCGGTCATACGCACCGAATGGGACTGACACATTACACTCAATCGTACTTTGGGGGTAATCCTAAGACTGTATGGGGATTAGAAGTTGGGTGCTTGATGGACTTTAAATTTGCTAAATATGTTAAGGGTGGATTGTTTACTTGGCACAAGGGATTTGGTGTGCTATATGTAGATGGGAATAAAGTTATGCCTCATCTAGTTCCAGTTAATATGGACGGTTCATTTGTATTTGATAAGAAGGTGTGGAAGTAATTGGACTGGGAAGAGATTCAAAAGTGGGACTACATTGTTAGTGCCGTAGCATCAGAGTATCATAAGAAGTTTACTATGATTGAACTAGAAGATATAAGACAATCATTATATCAATGGTTCGCTGAGCACCCAAACAAATTAAAAGAATGGGAAGCGATAGGTGAAAAGGATGCAAAAAATTTAATCTATCGCTCTCTTCGTAATCAAGCATTAGACTATTGCCAACAATGGAAGGCGAAGTCAGTTGGTTATGATGTGGGGGATTTGCATTATTATGAATCAGAAATTGTTGAAGCGTTGCTACCATCTGTGTTGCGTGGGGACTATGCTATCACCCATAAGTTAAATCTTGGTAGACCAGGTAGACCTTCTGCTCCTGCGGAGGGAGGTAATCTAATGATTATGATGTTAGAGATAGACTCTGCGTATTGGAAGTTGGGCAAAGACGATAGGCGTATCATCTTCTTACGCTACGCAGAGTCCCTTGACTTTGGCGAGATAGCCAATTACTTAGAACTTGGTACTGATAGTGCAGCACGAATGAGAAACAAGCGTGCTATTCGTAGGTTAATCAATAAGTTGGGTGGTGCTAAACCATACAACGATGTTGATACTGTTGAAGAAACTGATGAGGCTACTCACCACGATGAATAGCCTGCATCAATATCCTCCTCATCTAGAAAGACATAGGGATCTTCTAGTTCGGAGTCGTTCATAGCAAACTCTATCATCTCGTCTTCATCGAAGTCGTCAGAGAATAGTCGCTTGCCCTCTGAGATAGGCAAATAACCTACGGTTTTAACTACTTTTTCGGTGTCCTCGAACTCAGTAGTTTTAGGTAGATTATCTCTATCTTCCCATTTAATCTTAAAGGTATCTAGGTTGAACTCCCAAATACCCTCAGGTGTAGAGCAGATATAGATTGGTATTCGTCCCGTTAGATCTGCCTGCTCTTTAACTCTATCATACTTATACTTCTCGATCATTAGATCATCGTAATGTGTGTATCTACATTTAAGTTCTACATACATATCTTCTCTATCTGATACGCAATCAAAATTAGAATACTCATCTGTGACCCTCATAAGATCAGGATAGTACTCATCTTTCAGCATATCAAATAATATTTGCTCGTTCATTAGTAACCTCCTAAACATTTATTTGAGTGTGTGTGTAATGAATATTGTAATAAATACTCACCTTTAGTTGGTGCGTATAGTTCTAGACCACACGCACCGCAGTTTCCTAGCCATTCATTAGCAAAGAAATCGTAGGTCATCTATCCTCCTGTAGAATAGAAACCAGTAGCATTGAACTTGACGGGTATTGCGTGGAACTCTCTACGCATTTCCCTACCACATTGATTACACTCGACTAGATCATCTCGCTCATCAACGCTTCGTTGTAGTGCGATCAATGTTTTATCATCGTCGCACCTGTATTCATAGGTTGGCATTACATCATCTCGCTTTCGTCTGGTGTTGGTGCAGTTGCAAGAGTGCCACACATAGCGCACTCCATATCTAAAAAGTACATATCAATCTCGCCAGTCTCCTCATCGAAGACAGTCTTTAAGTTCCATATATTACAACCGCAAGGGCATACTGTGGTTGGATTACCACGCACATCCATAGCCTCTTTATAATCAGGTTTTAAATCTGTGATATGTTTATAGTGTTTACCTGTCAATGGTATCCCTTCTTAGCAAAGAACTCCCAAGCCTTGCAGGGAGTACCATATCTATTATATATATAAGCCAAGCCTCTGTCAATCTGAACAGGGGCAGGTGTTAGTGGGTCTAGCCCTAATAATTGTGGAATACCTCCAGCATTTTTACCCATAACTTTAACTTTATTATATGCGTCGGGTCTCCAGTTGCTTTCTTTAGTCCACAATTTATTAAGGCAAGCCCATTGTTTATACTGCCACTCGTATAGTTTATCTTGTGCGTATGACTTGCTATCATCAGTAGTCCACTCAACCTTCTCCTTGATGGGTGGCTCACTAATGATAGTGCTATACACAATGCCAAGTAGTATGGCAATTAAGGGTATTGGTAGCAGTATAAATATTCGTCGTATCATTGTTGTTTATATCTCGCTCTCACTTTATTGGCGAACAATATTTTGTTGGATCTATAGTGTGATTTGACTGGTGCGTCTGCCATAATCAGGCGTTCACCTGCCATCATACCACCCCATACTCCATTGTCCAAGTTCTCAGGTCGCATACCTTCATCAAGGCAGTCGAACTTGATAGGACACTTGTCGCATATTGACAATGCTTTAAGAGTACGAGTAATCATATACTCTTTCTCATCATTGGTTGGACCACCTCTGCGACCCACGACTTCGATCTCCTCAGAGAACCATAAGTCAGGGTCATCATTAGTATAACATAAGCCTGTATTGTCGAACACTTTAACTTGTTCAAGCAATCCAAGTTTAGGTTTCTTAACCCAAGCCTTGCCTTTAGCAGCCATTATATAATCACCCCTATAAAGTAGATTAAGATAAGAACAATTGGTATTGTATTAGGTGGCGCACCACCCAATAACATAAGCATAGTTAATGCTATATTGTATCCAATAAACTTACCTATTATCTAATCCTCTCTGATACCTCTTCGATATCTATTTGATTACCTTCGGGCATAACGAAGTCAGATACTTCCCACTCGTTATATAGTGAACCTATTGCTAGGTCTGTTGCTTGATCTATATCATATGCTGATACATATAGAACTAAATCAGCAGTAATATCTTTAAGATAAACTCTGTAATGTTTAATATCCATACGATCCTCTCATATAATAGGGTGCTATTGCTAACACCCTATTATAATATCGTTCTGATTAGGGACGGAATACTACTTCTGTGTATCCGTTTAGGCGTTCTGCCTTAGCGATTAGACCCTTGCTACCTGTCAAGTGTAGGTATGTGCCGTCTCCTAGTGAGACCCACACAGACTTAGACTTAAACCGATCTTGGTCGGGTAGTGCTTTAACGATAGTACCTCTTGGTTCATAGTTAGAGATACTCTCTAGGTCGAACTGAACTGTAGCAAGTTCATCTGCTAAGTCCGCTAGTGTCATTGAGATACTCGCTAGGTAGTCCTCATATGCTCTTACTTTATTGCTCATTGTATTACCTTTCGTGGTTGACTACTAAACAATTTGTCTAGTAGGTATTACTGATAGTGATTGTACCACTACCAATTCTAGAAGTCAAGTGGTTGTGTTGAGTACCATTTCTTGCCATAATTATATCTCATTAAATCTTTACTATCGGGTGTCCAGCATAGACAAGTATCTAGTGGTGCTTGACAATCTAAACAACTGTCGCACATAGTACACCATAGATCGTTCTCCTCTAAGTCAAGTATAGCCTCACAATTTATACATTGGTATATATCATACTCATCATCTACTACTATATCATACACGCTAGTCTGCGTGTAGTCATAGGAGTATAACTTAACCGGCTCAACGCTACGCTTATGTGATTGGTTAGACCACCATATACCTTGATCGTCCCAAGTACCAGCGTTCTCATTGACTATGTATAATCGGTGCTTAGCACTAGGATCATTGGTCATTACTGCTACCTTGCTACCACTAGCCCAAGAACTTACCATATCATATAAGTACTCATCATCTAAAGCAGACACGCCACCTATGCGTGGCAGTAATTCTTCTGCCATAATACGGGTGTCGCTACGCTTATCATTGGTCGGTATAAGTATATCTAACACGCCATTGTGCGCTAGATAAGTATCATACTCGGTATTGCCTACCTTAAACGGGTGGCAATTAGTTTCGTTCTTAACCCCGTGAGTAGCATACCTAGCGTGCCACATAGCGTAGCCGTCAGGGTATTGCTCACGCAATTCTAAGAACCTGTTGATAGATTTTTTAGCAGACATACTGCGTTCTGTAATAATACCAGTAGAGATCTCAATGGCGAAGCCAAACCCGTGTGGATTATTACAAGAAGCAGTAGTCAGGTGATCCTTGCTCGGTGTTGAGTTAGGATTACATACTACAAGTAAGCACATATCATCTCCTTACGCATTGACTATCTCTTGGCTATTGATAGATAACCCTTGTACCCTAGCCATACGGGTATAAAGATTAGGATACAATCCATTATTAGATTGTACATAATCGTAGAACCAATCCCAAGTAAGCGCACCCAGTTTAACATCTGATAGGGTGAGATCCCTTGTATATTCTACGCTTGCGTGTGCTAGTTCTATCGCACTAAGGACACCACTTGGTTTAGTAGTACCCCTAAAGAACCGCAACTCTAGTGTGTGTCGGTTGTTAGTATTTACCGCAGAGTATCGCTCACTATTAGCGAAGGGATCTCTAGGATTACCTAACAACTTATGCTTAACTGAGAAGTATGGTTTA